AAAAGCCCCCAGCGCGTAGTATCCCGTCACCGAAAACACTGCGGCGCATATACCGCCTATCCAGAGCATGGCAGCCTCCTATTAGGGGGGGGGGTGGCTAGCATAGCTCCACCTTCTATCCAGAGGCACGCTGTTTTTTGCGGAGCGCCCGCCGGGCTTTGATCAAGTACAGCTCCCAGGCCGACAGGGGCATTTCACGTTGTCCATTTTCCCAGCGCCACCAGGTCGTCCGGTCCGTATGGACGCGGGCCGCAGCTTGCTCCATGCTGTCTCCCAGGTGGCGCCGGGCGCGCCCAATCTCCCCCTGGGTCGGGACAGTCAGGATTCTAGGTTTGAGGGGATTGTCCATATTTTCAGGCCCGCTTGATGAGCCTGGGGCCATATTACCGGAAATCGGCGCGATGCCGGGGCGGGCCTGATGCTGGCCGGTGGGTGGGGTCGCTGGCGCTGAATTCCCCGGCGCGGGATCGTCGTTCAATTGATCGCCACGAATTGACCCGCAAACACCACGTAGAGCCGGAGGTCTGATAGTCGGTATTGATTGCCGTTGCCGTTGAAAATGTAGGTGTCATAACCGACAACTTCAACCGGAAACGGCTCCTTGCCGTCGTGTTGGTGTGCGTACTTGCTTGAGCGCTTGAGTTTTGCGTATAGCTGGGTCATGGAAGTGTTCTCGCTCTAGGAGTTGGCTGTGGGCTCGACACTGGTGATGTCCTTGAGCGCGACGGATCGCGGCCACGACGCTGAATCGTCCATGTACCCCACAGCGACCGTAGCACCCGGTCCCGCGGCCAGGCACTTGAACCGGAATCCCTCTGGGCGATACGCCGTCTTGATCAAGTAAGTCACGCCGGTTTGCACTTGCATGTCGAACTCCTGATTTGTGCAAGGGCTCAGCGCTTTCGCTGGTGGTTCAGCTGGCCGCGCTGGGCGGCCTCACGCAGCCCGTCCGCCTTGATCCGCCCCACTTCCGCTTTCAGCTCGGCGTTGGTCGGTGTGCGGCCCAGCTTCGCGGTGAGGGCTTCGTAAATTGTCGGCTTTATGTTCATGGCTTCACCTTGGATGGGTCGCATTCAACGGAATACGGAAACACGTAATAGCGGCGCCGGATGGTGCGTAGCGCTGCGCGCGGCACGATGTACCGGGCGGGGTAATCCGACATTACGTCGCCGCGCTTATAGGCGCCCCTGTCGGCTGTCAGCACCACTTGCACCCGGCAACCGCCATCGCTGCGGCGATCACTCGCTATCCCGCGACCCAGTTCAAGGCCATTGTCGCCGCACACCGAAAGCACCCGGCATGGCAATAAGCCGGAAAGTGTATCGATGTAAGCGAGGGCGCCGGTTTTCAGGACGGGCGGGATCGTAGTTGATCTGCTCATGATTGCTTCCCGGTCATGACGTGGACGTATTCCCCCGGGCGAAGCCAGCCGGTGACGATATCTGCGTGGTGGTCTTTGTCCCAGCCAAGCTTTGTTTGGAGTGCTTTGGCGGCTTTCCGGTGAGCTTCTTCGATGTTTAATTCGTACGGGTACGAGATATAGACTCGGCCCGCCTCGACTGTGGCGCTAATTCTCGATCCCCTGGTATCGGTGGGTCCGTGGTATTTGGTGATGATGGCCTGCATGTCGTGAACTCCTAAGAGAATCCTACTTGACGGTAATCTGGTGAAAGGGATAGGGCGCCTTCATTCGGCGCGCCCTATCGGCCCAGCGCTTTCGATGCCTGCTTGGCGAATGCGCTGTGTGAGTCGTACGGATTGAAACCCTTAGACGTGGCGCACTTCATGCAGCGGATGATTGCGGGGGTTGTGAGAGACATGACGGCTCCGATGTGTATCAAGGAGAAAACTACTAGATGACTTCATGATAATGATTGAGTTGCCAATGTCAACACTTTATTGAGAACAAATCGAAGGCCGACCAAGTATCAAAATACTCGACATCCCGACGAACATTACATAATGTGCCGCCACCCAGGGATCCTATAGATCCTTAAAGGGATGAAAGAGAAGAAAGGATAATTAGGGCTCTTTATAGGACTTATGTGGTTTAGGCTCTTTACTATCTTTACTGGTTAATCAGCCTTATCTCTTTACGTATCTTCAGTCCTTTATTGCTTTAGAGGGTTTAGTGCTTTAGCCATTTATGTGCTTTTGTTGTTTAGTTGCTTTATTCCTTTGAGCTGTAAAGCTCTTTAGGGGGGTGGGGCGTGGGCTTGGTGGTTGGCGTGCAGGCGGGGGCGACTCGGGGGTCATACGCGCGCAACCAGATGGTTGCATATCGGGATGGGTGTGTAACATCTAGTTGGCAGAAAGAGAGCATAACTCATTGATCTATAACGGTAGACGGACTGATCCAGAATCAGTATCATCTATGTGGTGTCTAGCAAAATCAATGGGTTAGGATTTCCAGGGCGCCGATTCCTGGCGTGTTTCGCGTTTTGGCCCCCCCGACCCTGGGTCCCGCGACGGGGGCGGAAGCTGGGGACAATCTGACGCTCCGGTTCAACCATCCCGAAAATTTTTAACCAGCGGTCACCACAAACCGCCCACAAGCCGACTTCTTCTAAAACCGATACCTACCAAGTGCCTGAGCGCGTGCTCCTCCCAAAACGCGCCATAATGCGTCTAGTATAAAATTACTACTGGTAGGAGGCACGTTCATGGACGAACAGGATAAAGGGGTTGAACCCAAAGAGCCGCTGAAGTTTCCGTTTGATCGGGTAAGGCCCGCGATGGGCCAGCATCGTCCATCGGCCCCGGTGGTGGTTCATCCCGAAGCGGAGAACACCCCAGAGCTTGCAATGCGTCGAGCCTTGGCCGATGTGGGCGATAAGGCCGACATCGCGCTTGTCATGTGGATGGACAAGAACGACGGCAAGCTTTACTGGAACGGCGCCGGTCGAAATACCGATCTCGTCTGGATGGCGCAAGCGTTCATCACGCGGATGTTCCGGTGAGCGCGAACCCGTACGTCGAGTTCGCCGAACGCTACCGAGACGACTGGCCCGGGTTGATCCGCGAGTTGTTCGGGGTTGAACCCGACGACTGGCAGGCTGAGGAGTTGAGTGCGGTTCAGAGGGGCGAGCGCCGCATCTCGATCCGATCGGGGCACGGCGTGGGTAAGTCCGCGTTCGCGTCCTGGGTGTGTATCTGCGCCATCCTTACCGAGCCCACGGTGAAGGTGGTCATTACGGCGCCGAGTGGTCCCCAGCTCTGGGACGCGCTGTACGCCGAGATTCGACTGTGGATGAACCTGTTGCCGGAAGCGCTTCGCGAGTGCTACGACATCAAGGCCGACCGAATCGAGCACAAGGGGGCGCCGGAATCGATCTTCATCTCCGCCCGCACGTCGCGAGCCGAGAACCCGGAAGCGCTTCAGGGTGTGCATGCCGACGCGGGCCGGGTGATCCTGATCGCCGACGAGGCGTCTGGTGTACCTGAAGCGGTGTTCGAAGCTGCCGCGGGCTCCATGTCGGGCCACAACTGCACCACGATCTTGCTGGGGAACCCGACCAGGTCGCAGGGGTTCTTCTTCGACACGCACACTCGCCTAGCCCACATGTGGCGGACCCGGCGCGTCAACTGCATGGACAGCACGCGCGTCGCCAAGGACTTCGTGGAAGACATGCGTGCTCGCTACGGCGAGGACTCCAATGCCTTCCGCGTTCGCGTGCTCGGGGAGTTCCCGCGGGCCGACGACGATACGCTGATTTCCATTGACTTGGTGGAATCCGCCCAGAACCGGGATATCGCTATCGAGCCGGGCTGGGTGGTGGTGTGGGGTCTGGACGTGGCGCGCTTCGGCGATGACGACACGGTGCTGACGAAGCGCCGCGGGCGAGTGGTGCCGGAATCGCCAAAGGTGTGGCAGAAGCTCGACACAATGCAGATCGTGGGGCGGGTCAAGCACGAATACGACTCGACGCTGGTGACTGATCGCCCCATCGAGATAAACGTGGACGTGATTGGCTTGGGCGCTGGCGTGGTGGACCGTGGCCGCGAGATTGGATTGCCGATGCGCGGCATCAATGTCTCCGAATCCCCGTCGTTCGCGGAAGGCTACATGAAGCTCCGCGATGAGCTATGGGACAAGGGGAAGCAGTGGCTTGAGAAGCGCGACTGCAAGTTGCCGAAGGGCGGAAGGTTTCTCGAACTGACGCTCCCCAGGTACAAGTTCGAGTCCAACGGAAAAATGAAGGTGGAGGGCAAAGAGGAGATGAAGAAGCGGAGGATCCGTTCGCCCAACACCGCGGACTCGTTCCTGCTCACCCTCGCCACTGACGCCATCACGGCAACCGGCGTTGGTGGGTACACGTCGAATTGGAACAAGCCGCTGCGTCGAAACATCAAGGGGGTTGTGTGAGGGGGCGAGCCCCCCTTGGAGACATGGGTATCATGTACTTAGCCGAGCAGCACTACCGGTATCAGGAACGGGCAGCGGTCCCACCTACCTCCGCCGCTGCTTAACGCAAGGAAGCGAAAGCTATCGGCTAAGGCCAGGGCGAGAACCGGCTCGCCCTTCCGGCCGGCACACAGAGGGACTTCATGGACGAAATGGAACGAGCACAGCAGGAAGCTGATCGGGCGATGGAAGCACTCAACGGGGCGTTGGGCGCGGATATCGACGATGCCGCATCGTTCATCGACACGGAAATCGGCCCTCTGCGTGCGCTTGCCACCCGTTTCTACAATGGCGAGCCATTCGGCGATGAGGAGCAAGGACGCTCCCAATTCGTCATGCCCCTTGTTCGCGACACTGCGCGGGCCACGCTTCCGAGCCTGGTCCGAATTTTCATGGGCTCTCAGCGCGTCGTTGAGTTCGATCCCGGCGCCATCGGCAAAGAAAACTTCGCCGACGACGCGACTGAGACGGTCAATTACGTCCTGATGCGCCAGAACAAGGGATTCCAGATCCTTTGGGCTGCATTCAAGGACGCGCTAGTCAGGAAAACCGGCTACACCAAGTGGTGGTGGGATAACTCTACCCGCGTCACGACTCGCGATTTCTCCGGGGTGAGCGAGGACCAGTTGCTTGAGGCAAATTCCACGTTGGAGCCGGACGAGCAGCTGGAAATCATCTCGAAAACGCAGGTGGGGGAGCGGGAGGCGATCGTGGATATGCGGCCCGCGCTTGTACCGGACCCACAGACTGGCCAGCCGGTGCAGCAAATGCAGCCAATCATGGGTATGGAGCCTGTGTTTGAGTATGCGATTCGCATCACGAAGCGATCACCACGGAACCAGGTTCGCGTCGCCTCGGTGCCGCCAGAGGAATTGATTTTCTCGCGTGACGCAATTGACGAGGACGAGTCCAGGCTCGTTTGTCATCGAACGCTGATGACGCGCTCTCAGCTTGTTGCGATGGGCATTCCAGAGGATCAGCTGCAGGATCTCGCGTTTTCTGACGACTCTCTCACGTCGAACGAGGAGCGACTTGCTCGCCAGCCCGGCGCCACGCTCCTTGCGTCGAATGCCGCGGCTGGCACGGAAGATCAGCGAAAGGTGATCTTCTATGATTGCTGGTACCTCACGGATTTTGATGGCGACGGCATTTCTGAGCTGCGCCATATTTGGGCCATCGGTCCAGGAAAGCAGATCGTGCGCAACGAACCGATCGACGAGGTTCCGATTGCCATGTTCTGCCCGGACCCGGAGCCGCATACGATCATCGGCAATAGCCAGGCCGACAACGTGATCGACTTGCAGGTGATTTCATCGCATATTTGGCGTGATACCCTGGATTCCCTGAAAGCGTCGATCTTTCCACGCATGGCGTATGTGGAGGGCCAGGCCAACGTCGATGACGTACTGAACACCGAGATCGGCGCCGCGATTCGAATGCGCCAGCCGGGTATGGTAACGCCGATGGAGGTTCCATTCGTCGGTGACAAGGCGTTCCCGATGATTGACATGCTCGAGGGCGTGAGGGAGCAGCGCACCGGAATCAGCCGATCGTCGCTGGGTCTCGATCCCTCGGCGCTGCAGTCTACCAACCAGGTCGCCGTCACTGCGTCCGTTACCGCGGCACAGGCCCAAGTCGAGTTGATTGCGCGAATTTTTGCCGAAACCGGCATGAAACGTATGTTTCGCGGGATCCTGAAGCTGCTGACGCGACATCAGGATCAGAACATGCAATTTCGCCTCAACGGACGCCAGTTTGAGGTGAATCCGGCCGATTGGGAGCCGGATATGGACGTGCTGGTCAATACCGCGCTCGGTACCGGCATGAGCGAGCAGAAAATATCGCTGCTGCAGGGCGTTGCCGCCACGCAAGTCACTGCGATGGAGAAGTTGGGCGCTGACAATCCGCTGTGTTCGCTGCAGGAATTCTACAATACGCAGCGCAAGATCCTACAGATTGGTGGGTTTCCGGACGTGCATCGCTATTTCCGCGATCCTGAACAGGCCATTGCTGCTGGTAAGCAAATTCAACCGCCCGGACCCTCGCCGGAGCAGGTACTTGCCGAGGCTCAGGTAGAGATCGAGCGCGCAAAGGCTGATCAGGATGCGTTCGAAACGATTCTTGAGGATGATCGGGAGCGTGACAAGATGGAAATCGACGCCTTGCTGAAGGTGTACGAGATCCAGGCTCGTTATGGTCAGGCGATGGATGTTGCCGGACTGAAAGTGTTCATGGAGCAAAAGCGGTCGGAAATGCAAGAACGGAGGGCCACGGCAAACGCATGAGCGCAACGAAGCGGGCACTGGAGCTGATTCATTCGCGGTTGCTTCGCCGTCCGGTGGAGGTGGACGAGGTGGCGCTTGCGCGCTCCGCTCATCGAGCCGATCGGGCGAGGGCGCTGCTTGAGGATGAGCTGTTGTCCGAGGCGTTCGCCAAGGTGGAGTCACACTACATTGCGGCCTGGCGTTCGAGCGCCTCGCTTGAGGTGGATCTGCGCGAGCGCTCGTGGATGGCCGTGCAATTGCTAGCCGACTTGAGGAATACCTTGATCTCCTTTGTGCGCGAGGGAGAGGTGGCAAAGAAGAAGATCGCGCAAATCAACGAACACCCCGCGGAATAGCGGGCCTCGAAAAAGGAGATAATGAGTTATGCCAGGAATGGATACCGGTAGCACCAAGGATGGTGTCGGGCAAGTTTTTGATGCAGTCGATGCTTTCGACCAATACCTGAATCCCGAAGAGGATGACCAGGACGGCGAAGGCGCAAATGAGGACGAGGGCCAGGACGCTGATAAAGATCAGCACGAAGGCTCGGAGTCCGAAACCGAAGAGGAGGAAGCCTCAGAAGAGGAGGCTGAAACCGAATCGGAGTTGGAAGACGAAGAAGAACAAGGTGATGAGTCGCAGGCCCGAAAGTTCACCGTCCGCGTTGACGGTAAGGACGAAACGGTTTCCGAAAGCGAGCTGATCGCCGGCTATCAACGTCAGTCCGACTACACGCGGAAGACCCAGGCTCTTGCGAACGATCGAAAGTCGTTCGAAACGGAGCGGGTCGGCGTGAATCAGGAGCGCACCGAATACGCTCAATTGCTCCCGAAGCTGCGCCAAGCGCTGGCGAACGGAATGGGCAAGGAGCCGGACTGGGAGGCGCTTCGACAAGAGGACCCCGCCAAGGCTGCCGTAGAAAAGCAGCGATGGGATGAGCGCAAGGCGCGAATTGCCCAGGTAGAGGCGGAAGAGGCTCGACTTGTTCAGCAACAGGCTGAAGAAAATCGGGTGTTGGCGGAAAAAATCATCAAGGAGCAGGGAGAGAAGGCTCTGGTTCTGATGCCTCACTGGAAGGATGAGGCGAAGAAAAAGAGCGACAACGAGGGCATCAAATCGATGCTCCTTGGTCTCGGATTCGCAGAGGATGAAACCACGATTTACGACGCGCGCGCGCTGCATATTGCATATCTCGCGTCGAAGTATCTGGAAATCCAGAAGCAGAAGCCCGCCTTGAAGAAGAAAATTATCGCCGCCCCGGTTGCGAAACCTGGATCGAGTACGAAGCCAAAGCTTCAGACGGAAGTACAGAAGGCACACAAGCGCCTCGCCAAGACCGGCTCCATGAAGGATGCCGCAAAGGCTTTCGAGGCATTCGTTTAAGCAGGGCATGGAGGCCCGACACAGATGACTATCGTTGCAAATACCTACACGACCTACAGCGCGGTCGGTATCCGCGAGTCTCTCTCCGACACAATCTACCGGATCAGCCCGGAAGAGACTCCGTTCATCAACAACATCGGCCAGGGTTCGGTCAACTCGACTTATGACGAGTGGCAGAACGATGCGCTGGACGCGCCGGCCACCAACGCGCAGTTGGAAGGCGATGACATTGGCTCGTTCCCTGCGGCGACTCCGACGACTCGTTTGGGCAACTATGCCCAGATTAGCCGCAAGCTGGCGATCGTTTCCGGCACCAACGAGCAGGTAAACAAGGCGGGCCGCAAGAGCGAAATGGCCTATCAGCTCGCCAAGCGGGCAGCTGAGCTGAAGCGCGACATCGAAACCGCTGCGACAGGAAAGGCCGCTGCCGTAGCCGGAAACAACACCACAGCGCGAGTTTCTGCTGGCTTCGAGTCGTTCATCCGGACGAACGCGAGCCGTGCCGGGGATGGTGCTGCCCCGGAGCTTTCCGGCACCACTCAGGGGTATCCGGACACCGCGCCCACAGATGGCACCACGCGCGCCTTCACCGAGACGCTGCTCAAGACCGTGGCTCAGGCCATCTACACTGCGGGCGGCAAGCTCGAAATGTTGATGGTGGGTCCTGGCAACAAGGTGGTGGCGTCGGGCTTTGCGGGCATCGCCGAGCAGCGCCGGGATACCGGTGATGCGCCGGCCGTGATCGTGGGTGCCGCGGACGTGTACGTGAGTGACTTCGGTCGCATCAGCATCGTGCCGAACCGTTTCAGCCGAAACCGGAGCGCTCTGTTTATCGATCCGAGCCAGGTCCAGCTCAACTTCTATCGTGCCTTCCGCACGATCCCGTTGGCGAAGACCGGCGACGCCGAGAAGCGGATGCTGCTCGCCGAGTGGATGCTGAAGGTGAACCACGAAGGCAGCCAGGGCATCGTGGCGGACCTGTCGTAACAGACCGGGGTCGGGATCAGGGATGGTCCCGGCTTTTATAAGCCCTCGAAGCATAGATGGCGATGCGCCCGCCCTGTAAGCGGGACAGGCCCGTTCAAGTCGAGGCCGGGGGCTCCAAGGACGGATATGGCGAAACGGCTTTTCTCTCACGATCCCACGTTCGGTGTCACGAAGTATTGGCACTGGGACGAAATGACCGATGAGGTGGGGATCGAAACGGTTCAGGACGTAGAGCCGCTGCTCGAGCGCAATAAGCGTCTGCAGAATGAGCAGACTAGCCTGGATCGTTGGGGCGATGGAAAGGTTGTTGCCAGCATACCTATGGTTGAGTACGCCAAGCTCTTGGCGGAAAACCGAATTCGCGACCAGGCATACCTGCGGCGCTGGCTGAATTCGAGCGAAAACCGCCGGTATCGAACCCGGCTGGGGCGTGTCTGATGGCGCTCGACACATACAACGGACTGAAGGCCGAGGTTGCGGACTGGCTCAATCGTCAGGACTTGGCTGGCGTCATCCCTACGTTTGTTCGACTACTCGAGGCGCAAGTGGACCGCACGTTGCGTGTTCGAGAAATGATCGCGCGCGCCAGAGCGGATATCACTGAAGAGTTCACGGTACTGCCGCCAGACTTCTTGGCGATCGAGCACGCAATTGTGAACACGGCGAAGCCGATTGTTCTCGAATGGGTCCCGATGAACCAGATTGATCAGCTGCAGGCCGACACTGAGCCGGGCCAGCTCAAGTATTACACGATCATTGGCGATGAGCTGGAGGTGGCTCCGTTTCCATCGGGCACTTCCGAGATAGAGGTGGTGTATTACCGAAAAACGGAACGACTCAGCGAAGACAATCAGACGAATTGGCTGTTGGATCGGCACCCCGATCTCTATCTCTTCGGCACGCTCATGCAGGCGGCGCCGTATTTGAACAATGACGAACGGATCGGCGTCTGGAGCGCATCACTCAGCACGATCCTCGAAGATATCCGCCAGGCGGATGAGCGAGCCACGAAAGGCGGCACGCCATTGAAGATGCGAATCAAACCTTACTGATCTCACACTACAGGAGCCAAGGATGGCCTCTCTAATTTACGACTCGTATTTCGATGACCTGAATCGCGGCAACATCGTTCCGTCCACCGACACGTTCTATGGGATGTTGGTGACTGATGCGTACGTCCCGAACAAAGGTACGCACACAAAGCGCTCCGACGTCACCAACGAGGTGAGCGGAACCGGCTACACGGCGAACGGGAAGGTTGTTTCCGCATCGGTAAGCGTCGATACGACCAACCACCGAAGCGACGTGACGTTTGTCGGCCCCTCGTGGGCGGCCTCCACTCTCACTGCGCGCGGCATCGTCATCTACAAATACCGCGGCGGCGTCGCCAGCAACGATAATCTCGTTGCGTACGTGGATTTTGGCTCGAACATTTCGAGTTCCGGCGCGACGTTCCAAGTGACGTTCACCTCGCCGTTGCGAATCCAGAACTAAGACCCGCGGCTTCGCTGGCCCATGCGTCAGCGAGGCCATTCTGATTGCGCATACAGAAATGGGTCATCCGAACTCTTCATTTACGCTTGGTATTCCGCTCGCCAGCAGCGACGGGCGGTTTTATTCGCGCTATCCACTTGGCGATCGATTCGGGCTTGTTGCTGACGCTCTTGGTCAGCTATCGCAGGTAATTGCCACTACGCCATCCGGGGCGGCGGCTTCAGTAATTAGTTCCGCATTTGCACCTTTGCGCACGATCATATTTGACGGTCTGGCGGACGGTGCTCGTGTTGACAGCCAGGGAACCGTTGGCAAGCGATTCGACTATTGGGGTGAATTTAAGGGGGGCTACGGCTCTCAAGCTACTACGTCTATCCATCGGCCAGGCAGAACTTCTTGTTGTGCCATGTCGATTTCTGAGGGAAACACCGGACGTCCGGGTGACGGACAGTCAAGCGCTATCGGTGATTTCGGGGGTGGGTTTAACTTGCCAGAAGAGGCCCGAGCGCATGAAGGAGAATGGATACACGCAGGTATGTGGCTGTACTTCCCCGAAGATTTCAGCATCAACACAACCACGGACACGCTCAAGTTCTGGCGCTGGCAAAAGATGCTGGGGGATGTATCAGAAGGCCAGGGAGGCAAGACTGAGATGCATTGGCTCGACGGGCACTGGAGCTGGACAGGGCCGTCCGGCCCTACCGGCAGTATCCAAGGTATCGGAAGATTCTCGGAGAGTGCTGAGGGAGATAACCGGGACATCCACATCATCTGTAGTCGTCTACCGCCAATGGGAGAATGGTTCTACCTTGAAGTAGCTATACGAGCATCTGCTGATCCGCTGGTATCCTCTTGGAGGATTTGGATTAACAATCAATTCGTATTCGAGCAGATTGGTAGGGCACAGAAATGGTATGGCCGAAAATACAATGATTTGAACGGCACTCCGGGGCTACAAACCGCTACCGCCATAAGCACCACGTCCCGGACGTTATTGAATTCAAATCAAACATTGGGGAACCCAATGTTCTGTACATACTGGAACGGTGGTGCCCCCAAGGATCAGACCATGTATGTGGATTCAATCTGCTGGGCAAAAGACGTTGATTCTATGCCGGCTACGGATGAGTTTGGTAACAAGATGATGGGCAGCGGAGTGCTGGCTGTTACGCCTATATTCGCCGATGGGTTCGAAAGTGGTGACTCATCTCACACGCAAGGCGGCGCGCGATGGTCGGCCACGATAGGGAACGTGGAGGTGTCTGATGCCAACCCACATGCCGGCAACTACTCCTTAGAGTTCCTGTTCCCAGGGAAGGTGGATGCGGCTAATACAGATGCCACCCAGTATTTCGATCTCGGCGATCTATATGGGGAGTTGTGGTTGCAATGGAAGCTTTTCATACCGGAAAACTATGCACATCCCGGCACCGGGACGGGAGGATCGAACAGGAAATTCCTTCGTTTGTGGAGCGACGATTATACCCATGACAAGGGGAAAGTCGGCATATCTACGTGGTGGCCGAATACGATTCAGGCAGATTGGAACAGCAGCTACTCTAGTGTGGCTGTTGGCCCGAAGGGTGCTAAGTACCTGTCATTCGTAGAGGAAGCGGATAAAGGGAAATGGATGACCGTTCGCGTACAATTCAAAGCGCCTACGAAATCTAATGGAGTCGTAACTCCTGGAACCATTCGTATATGGAAAAACGGCGCGTTGATAATTGACGACACAGACCAACTGGTGGACTACTTCGACGATTGGCCTAATAAGTATCGGCGAGGGTATTTGCTTGGGGCGTTCAACCATGGATTCTACGAAGACACTAAGTTCTACATAGACGATTTTGTTGCCGCCGAAAGTGAGGGAGCACTGCCATGACCGTAATCGTTTGGATTGACCCCTCCCTTGGCGGTGTTTACACCGATGGTGACGGCACCACCGAAGCGACGGCATATCGATCTATCTTTAGAGCACTGAGTCAGAGAATGGCCGCGTTCAACGCGGCCGCAGAGGACTATGAGTTTCGCTGCAAAGCGGGTGAGGACCTAAACGGTAACGGTGACACCGGGTATTCTGCGTACATCAATAACACCTCATCCTCCCCCAGGGAATTGCGTATTTTAGTGCATGATGCACTCGCGAAGCACGGTGGCGCTCGGGATACGGGCTACAGATTCAAGTCGCAGCTCAATCTTAGGAACGCGAACACCAACGTCACGATGCGCGTTAAAGGCATCGCAGTTAGAAATCTACTTATTGACGGTGCATCGTCGACACAATCGTTTATAGATGATGTAGTGTCGTTTGATGGTACTGCAGCGATCAACGGCGGTATCAAGATCAACGGCGGTATCGCGACGGTACGGAATTTTGCATCCATTGGAAGCTTGGGCCACGGAGTCGTCGTGGCGAATAGCGACAGTTCCCCGACCGTCAAGCTCATTAACTTCAATGTCGTAGGAAGTGCAGGGTACGGGATAAACCGTGTTTCGGGTACGGTCACTGCCGTCAATGGGTACTCCGGCGGTAACGCCACCGATGCGTACAACGGCACGATGACGCGCTCCTACTGCATGCATGATACGGCAACTTCGTTCTCCGGTTCGACGGGCAACACGGCGTATTCGACGGCCAACTTCGCCAGCGTCACCGCAGGAAGCGAAGATTTGCACGAGACCGCTGGTTCGGTACTGAGAAATGTGGGCCAGGGGCCTGCGGCCAATGCGGACGTTCCGACAACGGATTTTGAGGGCAATGCTCGGGCCGGCGCGACGACAGATGTGGGTTTTAGCCAGTACATGGTGTCCAGCGTAAACGCATCTGGTAGCGTCGGCGCCGTATCTGCGATATCTGTCTCCGGTTCGGCTAGTAGCGCAAGATCCGTGTCAGTGACTTTACTTAACAATGCGCAACTTCCCCTCGTTTCTGTAGCTCGGAGATTTTGGACTCGCAGCACCTTGGATGCCGCGGCGGTAGACGGAGGCGTTGGCGGGCTTTCCGTGACATGCGATGGAAATGGTGTGTTTTCGCTCACAGGACTTAATGTTGGCGCCGGCCCGGGCTGGCTCACGTACAAAGATCCGTTTGATGACCTGAACTGCCACACCGTTCCGGTCACGTTCACGTAAGGAGTCCGGATGGCTTCTTTTTATGATCGCTCCAGTGATGCGGGCGCCGGGGCGTTTTACGATCGCACGAACGACGCAGACCTTGGGAGCGCACAGGCATTCGGGGGCTTTGCTACCGCGGTACTCGTATCAGTAGGAGCCGGGGCGTCAGGCTATTCCACCGTCTCGCTCGCTGAGCCGTTTGATTATGGCATTGGATCGATATTTTGGCCTCTCAGGTGGACCGGCTCTGATCCTGAGACCGGAGATACTGTTCGGTTTCCGACCGATGATGGGTTTCGAATTCTGCTTGATGGGACCATTCAATCCAGCGTCAACACCGGGACCTATGAGTGCTGGTATGACGATGGGACCGGGGAAGTCCAGTTTGACGTAACGCTCGACGACCATGCGGATGCAATCGGGGCGATGCCGGGCGCTTTTCGTGAGACTTTCGAGGGTTCTGCCTGGGGCGGCACAGCCGGAAATGCTAGCGGCGATCTTGCTGAGGCATCGTCTGGAGTAACTGAAGGCGAGGCATCAAATGCCGTTGTCGCGGATGGCGTGATCTCTGTAGCCAGCACTCTGGCGCCGGCCGGAGTAGCCGAAAGCGCCTCCTTCCCCGGAAATGCTTTGGGGTCAATTGCCATCGCCACGGCATTCACGGCGCGGGGTACGGCGTCCGGCGCAGCGGAGGTTTTCGCCGGGGTAGGTGTCGCGACCGCCGAAGCCTTTGATGGAATCGGGAACGAAACGGGCCGTGGCGACGCCATTGGTGGGTTCCCTGGCGCACGGGCTCTTTCGCTCGACGGTAATGGGCGAGTCATGTGGGGCAGGGTGCCAAAAAATAATACAATATGGACTGTGGTTAGCTGATACCCGTAGGGATACGCGGAAAGGATTTCGCATGGCTGATACCAATACCGCCAATTACGGCTGGGTGATGCCGGAAGTCGGCGGCTCTACCGATACGTGGGGTCAAAAGATTAACGCCACGATCGCCGGAATCGACGGGCGGGTGAAGATTGCCACTGACGCTGCGGCTGCGGCAAGTGCTGCGGCAAGTGCTGCGGCGAGCGTGGCGAGCGCCGCCCTTCCGGCATCGAGTTATACCGCAACCGACGTCAGGAATAAGATTCGGTCTGTTGACGGCGCGAACTCTGACATCAACGCAGATTTGCTTGATGACCAACACGGCGCCTTTTATCTAAATTCTTCGAACCAGAACAACGGTACGTTGCCGATGGCGCGGCTTCACGGGAGCGTGCTGCGAAATGGTTATGCCAGTGCCGTGGTGACGATATCAGCCGCGAATCCATCGGGTGGCAGCGACGGCGATGTGTGGTTGAAAATCACCTGAGGAGGGGTCGATGAGCGAAATGGATGCGCTTGCAAGGATCAACACGCATGAGGCTGTTTGCGCAGAGCGATACAGCAACATGCTCGAACGGATCGGGAGGGTGGAGAACATGGCATACGTGGCGACCGGTGGGATCATTGCTCAGTTACTTGCGGCAGTTGGGTATCTGTTCACGAAGGTGGTTGGATGAGCCGTTCGGCCGTATCGGACGAACAGATCGCAAATGCGCTGAGTGAAACAAGTGGAAATGCTTCGAAAGCTGCGGATCTGGTGGGCCTGTCGCCGCGCCAAATGCGTGAACGATGTCGCGCTATCCGAAAGTCTCCCATGCAGCGTCCCACGGAGCGATCCAAACACTCGGGAGATCTGGTATTCACGCCCGCGGTAAGCAGCAAACTGCCGATTGGCGAGCTGATCGATCGCCGTATCGCTGAATTTGACCGAATCCGCAGTGCTCACAATGCGAACCGTGTCCAGGACGTTCGTGTCACTGACGATCTGCCAATTGCGATTGTGGTTTTCGGGGATCCGCATCTCGATGATTCGGGCACGGATTTAAGAGCGCTCAAGCATCATTCGGAGTTGGTGAACGTAACGCCGGGCATGTATGGCGCATGTATCGGTGATTTGCAGAACAACTGGGTCGGCCGAATTGCGCATCTTTGGTCACAGCAGGAAACCACGTCGAGCCAATCGTGGGATCTGGTGGAATGGTGGATCAACTACGTCGAGAAATGGCTGTTCATGGTGGATGGGAACCATGACGCATGGTCAGGGAACGGCAATCCATTGCATTGGATTCGGACATGCGCCGGTCGTCAGATGGTCCAAGATGACAATGAGGTGCGCGTCAGGCTGACATTCGGAAATGGCTTTGAGTACATGATAGCGGCCCGTCACAACTGGCCCGGAAACTCTCAGTGGAACCCAGCTCATGGTGAGTTCAAGGCCGCCCTGATGAGGCTCAAGGCCGATCTGATCGTGAGCGGTCACACCCACACCAGCCTGGACTCGTCGCTTTATGTGGAGGCGCACGACATCGTGACGCGCTGCGCGAAGGTGGGGAGTTACAAGGTCATTGATCGATACGCCCAGGAGATGGGGCTCGCGAATAAGCAAATCGCCCCAAGCTTCGCCGTGGTGGTGAATCCGCGCGCCAAAACGCTCACTCAGCGATCCCAGCTGTTTTATGACATAGATTTGGCGTCGCGCTACCTCACATTTTTAAGGAAGGAGTACACGGATGTACAGTCAGGCATTCATTCGGGCAAAGAATTTTACTCTTAGCGAGAAAGTAGAGGGAGAATTCAGCCAAGACCCGAAAGACCCGGGGAACTGGACGGGTGGCGAGCCCGGCAAGGGCGATCTGATAGGGACCAAGTTTGGCATCAGTGCCGCGCAGTATCCGACTCTGGATATCCCGCTGATGCGCTTTGAAGATGCCGTCCGAATCTATGAACGAGACTATTGGCAGCCAATCTGTGGAGACTCGCTGCCACCCAGGCTCGCAATATGCGTGTTTGATACCGCGGTGAACCAGGGAATCGGCACTGCCGCCAAGCTCTTGCAGAGCGTTGTCGGCGCACATGTGGATGGCATTATAGGCCCCGCAACGATCGCCGCAGTTCGCCGGTTCGATCAGGATGATGTAATTGTCGATTTCCTGACTGCAAGACTTCAGCGCTATGTGAAGCTGAAGGATTACGGCACGTATGGCAAGGGGTGGATGCGGCGTTGCCTGAATCTTCTTCGGGAGGCGTCCCGGTGAACATCCTTGGCGAGATCTTGAAGGGCGTTACCGGCCCGGTGGCGGACTACTTCAATGACCGACAGCGGATCAAGGCGGAGGATCGCGCGGGGGAGCGCGAACTGAAGCGGGCGCAACTTGATAGAAAAATCGAGCTGACAAAGGCTGGGCTTACGGCAGACATGAGCTGGGAGATGGAGTTCGCTCGCCAGGCTGCTTCGTCCTGGAAAGACGAGTACACGCTCTTGATTACGTCGATTCCTGTGGTGCTGTGCTTTATCCCAGGTGGAGCAAAGTACGTTCACGATGGATTCTCGGCCCTCGGGATGACCCCATTGTGGTATCAGGGCCTTGTGCTGTCGCTGTTCCTCGCGTCCGTGGGGATCCGCTACTGGCGCCGGAAGCAGTACGACACCGAATAAATAGGAAAGCCAAGGATGGCTCTTGTTCCAATCGATCTCCCGCCGGGAGTCTACAAGAACGGAACTCGCTATCAGACTAGCGGGCGCTGGTTCGACTGCAATTTGATCCGATGGGTGGACGGCATGATGCGCCCCATTGGTGGCTGGAGTCGCGTCACTACCGCCCCGATCGCGAGCAAGGCGCGTACGCTCTTTGCGTGGCGCACGAACAGCGGCGGGCGCTGGCTTGCAGTGGGCGCGAGTCGGCAACTCATCGTCACGCGAACGGATGGTTTGGTTTATGACGTGACGCCAGCCGGCCTTGCCCCTGGCAATGATGATGCCGTTGAGCAGCTTGGTTATGGCGGCGGTAACTATGGAACCTCTACCTATGGCACCGCGCGTCCAGGCGGCACGTTCCTGGCACCCACTACGTGGCAATTTGATTCGTGGGGGGACAACCTGGTCGGCTGCGCCAGGGGCGATGGGAAAATTTACCAATGGGCACTGAATTCCGGCGTGCCCGCGGCGCTTGTGTCGGGCGCTCCGACCGGTTGCCTGGGGCTCATCGTCTCGGATCAGCGCCATCTGGTCACATTCGGTGCCGGGGGGAATCGGCGCAAGGCTCAGTGGAGCGGAAAGGAAAATAACACGCTCTGGGCGCCGGCCGCGGATAACGAAGCTGGCAGCTTCGAATTCCAAACGTCTGGCGAGTACATGCGATCGGTGAGAGTCAGAGGGCAGATTCTCGTTTGCACCGACGTGGACGCGCACGTCATGAACTATATCGGTCAGCCCTATATTTTTAGCCGCGAGAGGGTTGGTCTCGACTGTGGCTTGATCGGGCCGAATGCAATCACGGTCGCTGGATCAGCTGCGTTCTGGATGGGGGACAAGAAATTCTGGCTCTTCGATGGCAGCACGGTTCGTCCCATCGAATGCGAGGTTGCTGATCACGTATTCGGCAGCATCAATCTTTTCCAGGGCACCAAGATCGCATGCGGCCATAACGGCGCTTTCGGTGAGGTGTGGTGGTGGTACCCGAGCACTGGATCAAACGAGAACGACCGATACGTCATTTACAACTACAGGGAGAATCATTGGTCTATAGGCAGTCTCCCGCTTGGGGAGCGTACTGCTTGGCACGATAGAGGCGTGTTTCCGCAGACGCTTGCGATGGGCGTAGACAACCACCTCTATCGCCATGAGGAGGGGTGGCTCGACGTTGATTCGACGCGCATCAATTCAATCTTTGCGGAAAGCGGGGCCCTCGAGCTGGGCAATGGCGACATGATCGGCCATATCACGCAGATTATTCCTGACGAGCAGACGCGTGGCGAAGTTTCCGTGAGGTTTGAAAGCAAGTTCACGCCGAGCGGCGAATCGTACGGGTTCGGTCCATATCTTGTTCGCCAGGATGGATACACGGACACGCGCGTTTCTGGTCGGCAGGTTTCTATGCGGCTGGAGCCCACGGTGGATGATGACTTTCGGGTCGGGAAGTTCCGTTTGGATGTGAAGGGAGGGGGGAACCGATGATTGTCCGGCTACCGGTAGAGTCGCGATGGTCTCCGGACTATCAGGGGCGAGCCAATGCCGAGTTGGAAAGGGCATTTGGCCGGCTGAATGAATATGCGCTTGTAAAACCGGGAGGATCAGCGCGCCAGGCACTTGTAAAGGCGAGTGATCGAGACTTCGATTTGGCCTGGGGCGGCCAAGATAGGCGGGATCTTGAATTGCGTTCGAACTGGGTTCACTACGGATCCAGTTGGCGAAGGCCGACGATTGCGATGAGTTTGGATGGAATAGTTGTTGTGAACGCGATCATAAAGGGCGGCGCCACAGCCAGCGGAACGATTGTCGCAGCGGTACCGGAGCGAATGCGCCCTTCTGCTCACGTTGGTTACTTCCTATGCCACCTGTCGGCTGGCGGTACCGGCCTCGTTTATGTGGGCGCGGATGGGCTTGTCAGGTCCGCGTCAGCCCTCGACTCTGGCTACACAATGATGAATTTTACCTACACAGCGGGATAGCGATTTGGGAGGTCATGGATGACCATCAGCGTAAGGACGGGCGGAGCTTTCAGAGAAGCCGACCCATTTGTTAAGACGGGCGGCCTATGGAAGGCCGTGCAAAACGGCTACGTTCGCGTTGCTGGCGTATGGAGGGAGTTCTACACGGCGCTCTCAATCTCGTTGCCGAATCTCAGTGTTTTCCGGGTTGACGGCCTGTCCCCGGCATCGCTCATGGTGAGCAACAACGGCAATATATACGCAGGTGCAAGCGGACCACTGACGGATCGCGGCCCATGGATTAACAATCCCGCCCTGGTTGGTGATTTCCAGGTGAGGGTGACGTCGAGCCTCGGGTCGCCCACGACCGGAAGCGTTGGGGTATGGGAGTCTTGTGCGTCACCGCGCTCGTGGACGGTCAGTTCCCCTCCGGGCGGGTACCAGTTCTTTAACTTCACGATGGAGATTCGGCGAGCATCGGATGGGGTGATCATGGCCTCTCGGACCGGCACCATACAGTGCGATCGCACGTAAAATGAAGCATCGGCATGAAGTGATACCGGTAGGAGGTGGGCGGTGCAGCTACATTCGATGGTGATTGATGATTTTCTGAGTGATTTTGGCGCTGCTCGGACGTGGGCCGATGGCGCCCAATACGGGCCAGTGACGAATCCTGTTGATGGCGTGGAGTATCCCGGGATCTGCGCCGACATCCCCGAGGCTATCAGATCGGAAGTCCATTTGAAGCTACAGGTCATTCTGGGCGGCCGCGTGGATATCAAAACGATGTTCACTAGGCTCTCGACTGCTGGCGTCCATGTTCCGCACCAGGCGCACAACGATGCGAGCATGGGCATGATGAGCCTTATGCTGTACCTGAACCGGCCGGAACACTGCTGTGGCGGCACTGAGGTTGTGAGGCATTTTCGGCTTGGGATGGACTATGGCCCAGCCGATGACTCGGAGCTGAGCGAGTGGAGGCAGTCCACAAATTGCCAATCTTGTTGGGAGGTGGCAAGTGAATGCGAGATGAAAGCGAATCGCGCTTTTATCTTCGATGCTCGTCTCATGCACCGAGCCGCACCTATTGGCGGTTTTGGCTCAGATGAGAAGGACGGACGCCTGGTTCTCACGGCCTTTTTCGATTTACCGGCATGATTATTCGCCCCGCAACTGAGGGCGATTTTCAGCGGATCGCGGAAATGGGGGCGGCGTTTTGGGCGCTGACTCCCTACGCCAAAGCGATACCATACTCGCCGGAAGCAGTTACCCACTACAGCGCCATGATGCTCGAGCATGGTGTGCTCTACGTGGTGGAGGTTGGTGGCATGGTAGTCGGGTCGGCTGGCGCGATGTTCATGCCGGCGCTCGGCAATCTCGAGTACAAGGTTGGAGCGGAACTGTTCTGGTGGATCGAACCGGATCACAGGAACGCTGGAACCGGCACAGCCCTGCTGAATGCGCTGGAAAGTGGCGCAAAAACTGTAGGCGCAACGATATTTTCTATGATGGCATTCGAGGATCTTTCTCCAGACAAGGTCGGCGCCATCTACGAGCGACACGGATATGTCCGCTCGGAGCGTACTTACACCAAGGAATTGGGCAGTGGCAGCAGTAACAGCGGGAGTAGTCGCGGCGGGAGCGACAGCATACTCGGCATATAAAGGGTCCAAGACCCCGAAGGGCGGTCAGTCCACAACTCAGGAGATGCCGGCGTGGCAGCGCGAGCAATTCATGCGCGCGTACAACGCTACGAATGCGGCAGCGAATCGCACCCCAGAACAGGCGGTCGCGGGATTCAATCCAGATCAGACCTCGGCATTCGCCCAGATTCGGGCGAACCAAGGCATGGGCTTGTCCGATATGGACCAGAACATTGCGCGGGGCAAAGGACTTGCTGGCGCCGTGGACTACACGGATGTGGATCTGGCGAAATACCAGAATCCATACAATCAAAGCGTCATCAATTCGGCGCTCGATGATCTCTGGGCGCTGCGCAGTCGAGGCAACGCACAGATTGCGTCCGATGCAGAAGCAGCGGGAGCCTGGGGCGGTGATCGTGCCGTGGTGGCCCAGTCGCTCAACAATGAGGCGATGGACCGAACCGCGGCTTCGACTATTGCGAACCTGCGTCAGTCTGGGTTTAACACCGCGGCGCAGCTGGCACAGAACGATGCCAGCATGCGCAACAGCTTTGCGCTGAACAATCGCGGCCTACAGCTCAGTGGCAACGCCCAGCTGCAGGCAATGATCGAGGCGAGACGAAATGCGGCTAACTCGGATGCGAGCAACCTGCTTGCGGTCGGCAATCAGCAGCAGGCCCAAGACCAGGCGCTTCGCGACTGGATGATTCAGCGGGCCAAACTCATGGGTGATATCGCCAGCCAGTCCGGTGGCGGTGGAACATCCACTACGCAGACTTACGGTGCGCCGACCGATCGTGTTGCTGCCACGATGCAAGGTCTGAATTCTGGCCTCCAGTTCGGTCGTAATGTCTACGACATATTCAAGACCAACTCGCCAGTGGACTACGTGCAGCTATCCCCTGATATCAAGAGGATCTGATAGTGAGCCTGCTCAACAACATAAAGACTGGCGCCGGGAACATCCTCGATATTCTTGAGAAATTGAATGGCGCATTCATGCCTTCGGCGAACCCGATTGCTGATCCGACGCTTGAAGACGCGGCGGGCAGTGAGGCCGCCCAGCTCGCACGCGCTCAATATCAGCGGGACTACCAAGCGCAACGTGCCGCGGCAATTCGTGACGGCGCCCGCTGGTATGAGGTTGATGCGCTGGCCGCGCCAGGCGCCCAGGATCGGTACACGCAGAATCTCGCTCGGTCGGCTCAAGCTGTAAATATGCTACGTGATCAGCGGACCAAGACCGGAAGACTCGATGCTCTGCAGAAGATGATCCAAGGGATCGCCGACCCGCAAGCCAGAGCAATGGCTGCGTCGAATCCGGAAGCGTACGCAGAGGCCGCGATCAAGAAGCAGTTCTCGCCAGAGACCGAGAATTTCTCCATGACGGCCCTCGGAGACGGATCGTTCGCGGTGCTCGACAAGCGTAACGGCGACCATAAAATCATCAAAGATCCGGAGATCTCTGCGGCGCTGAAGAGTGGCGTAGCAAGTGTACAGGAGGCGGGTGGCAGCCTGTTTGTGATCGGCAAGGACGGACGCATTCTTCAGCAAGTAGCGGTAGGGAAAGATCCAAAGCTCGCCGCTCAAGAAGAGAAGGATCACAAACGCAACGAGACTAACATGCGCCGCGACTTCGATAAGCTGGACGCGGTAAAAAACTACCGAGCTGTGTTGCCGATTATTAATTCGGCGATGAAGGCCCCCGACACTGGCGCTGGCGATCTCGACCTGATCTATGCGGTAGGAAAGATCCTCGATCCAGGTTCCGTTGTGCGCGAGGGCGAAATGACATTGGTCATTAAGTCTGGTTCGCTCATGGAGCAGATCATGGGCGCCAAGCGTTTCCAGCTCAACGGCAAGGGACGCATCGACCCGAATCGCCGAGCAACATTGATCAACATGTTGCAGGGTCGCGTCGATGCGCTGCGCGCTCCGTACGAACAGGCGCGCGGCACTTACAGTGGATACGCAACAGAGGATGGGTTCGAGCCGTCCCGCATTGTCGGTGAGGATCCACTTGAGGCGTTCAGAACACAGGAGACCGGGAAAGTCGTCAAGTACACGCGCGATGCGAGCGGGAAGCTGGTGCGGGCGCAATAA